TATATGTTCAAAATAATGGATTAGTAGAAATTACAGGTTCATTAAACGCAACATCTATAACGGGTTCAATAGCAGCAACCAATGGTGTAATAAGTGGTTCAACTCAATTGACAACTGCATTCCCATCAAAAACAACGGGAGCTTGGTCGGTACCAGCAGGAGCATCTACACAAAGTTTTACAGTTGAAGCTGGTGCTTCATATACAATGTGGGTAAATGGTAATATTCCAAATGGTATTATAACTTGGAACGCAACTGTAACAACATCAAATACCAATGTTCCGGTAGTTGGTTCTCAATATGGTTGGTATTACACAGCAGGTAATGCATTAGTTTTAACTGCAATGCCTGACCAAATTATAGGTACAACTAATACTCTCATATCCTCTCCAACATCATACGCACCAAATACTTCAAATGTATTTAAGTTTGGTATCACAAATAATAGTGGGACAACCCAAACAATTAATTACGGATATATAAAACTATCATAAGTTATGCCAATAATATTTCAAAATGGATATACAATTACACCAAATCCATATATGTTGGTTACGGATGGATTATTACTTCAATTGGATGCAAATAATTCAACAAGTTATCCTGGTAGTGGAACAACTGTTTATGATTTAACTAATTCGTATAACCATACATTGATTGGTGCTACATTTACTACATTAAGTGGAATAAAATGTTTTGATTGCACAACTGGAAATAATAGAGTTGATGTAAACGGAACAGGTCCAACTTTACCAACAACGGGATATACCTATATTACTTGGGCAAGATTGATAAATAATAATTCAGGATTTAGAACATTACTTTACACAAAAGGTACTCGTAAAATAACACCAATTACTATTCCTAATGGAACAAGTACATTAGGATATTGGGCAACAGCATTCGTAAGTTCAGGATATGATGTCTCATCTTCGGTGGGTATTTGGACTCAATATACAGTAGTTGGGGATAATTCATCTCAAACATTCTACATAAATGATTCACAAGTGGGAAGTACAATCAATGAGGGTTCGGGTGGAAACACACATTGGGGAGTGGGTAATAATGATATTGTTGCTCAACCTTTTGGACATGTTGCAAATCTTTATTTGTATAATAGAAAATTATCAATTGAGGAAATAACACAAAATTATAATGCAATAAAACCGACTTACGGATTATAAGAATAAAAGATATTTATAGGATATGGCAAACTTAATAAGATTAAAACAAATAGAAGGTAGTACAGAATTAGCAGCAGCGGTAACCGCTGGTAATGCCATTAGTCAATCTGGTGGTAGTTTTGCCGAAGCAGTAAATAACGCAGTATCTCAATCATTGGAATCATCGTTATCACAATCTATTATAAATATTATAACAAATAATGTAGGAGCAACTTTACCAGCTGGGGTTGTATCGGGTTCATCTCAAATATACATTAGTGGAACAATTGGATATAGTGATATAGCAACGGATATAGAAGTAGCAGTAATAAGTTCTTCTTTATCAGCATCGCAAGTTTTAATATCATCATCAATAAGTTCATCAATAGCAACTACATTGAGTGGAAGTTTATATTCTATAACAATATTAAGTTCATCAGTAAATACCAGATTAACTAATTTAGAATCATTCAGTTCTTCATTGGATAATGGATTTGCAACTGATGCGGAGTTAACATTATCACAATCAAATATTAACATCGATATGGGTGAATGGTAAAAAAATAAATATAATATACCAAACGTACTATTCGTAAAAAAAAACATATTTATTAAAGTATAATCGTAACTAAAACCAAAAAAGATTAACCAACGCAATATGGCACAAATAATTAAACACAGACGCGGTAGTTTAGAAGCCCTATCCGCCGTAACCTCATCACTTCAAAAAGGTGAATTGGTAATTGCTTCTGGCTCATCGAACTTATCGGTAACTAATGGAGCATCTATTGTATTCGCAGTTCCAGAAAATGGACAGGTGCAAGCGGTAAATAGATTTCTAGTAGGTAACGCGGCTCCAAATACATTTGCTGCCGGAACTTACAACGGATTAGTAAAAGGTGTTCCTTACTATGCAAGTGGTAGTTCTACTTTATATTTGTTGGGTGAAGGAGCCAATGATATTCCTGATTTAACAGGTAACATTAGTAACTTTAGTGCATCAGTTTCTTCATCAATAAGTGCATTATCTGCATCAATTGGAGGTGGTTCAATTGGTACATCTGTAGCCGCATTAAATACTTTTAGTGGTTCACAATTAACACAAAACGCTACATTAGCAACTTATACTGGTTCGGTTGATACACGATTTACTGAAATTGGAGTTGTTAGTGGTAGCTTAATAGCATCGGCATCAACTGCTAAAACAACAAATGATTCACAAGGAGTTTCGATAACAAACTTAAACTCATTTAGTTCTTCTGCATTAGTTAGATTAACAAATATTGAATCACACACTTCTTCAGCTGATATAAGATTTACTGAAATTGGAGTTGTAAGTGGAAGTTTAATAGCATCAGCATCGACAGCAAAAACTACAAACGATTCGCAGGGTGTTTCAATAACAAACATAAACTCATTTAGTTCTTCAGTATTAACTCAATTAACTGAAATCGGCGTAGTTAGTGGTTCATTAATTGCATCAGCATCAACTGCTAAAACTACAAACGATTCACAAGGTGTAAGTATTACAAATTTAAATACAACTTCTGCGAGTGTAAATACTTCGATTGCAGAATTAAATACATATTCATCTTCATTAAAGTCTGCAATTACAGTTGATGGACAAAATGTAACAATAGCCGGTAATTTTACCGTTTCTGGTACTCAAACTACTGTAAATTCTACAACCGTACAAATTGGTGATAACATCATCGAATTAAATGGTACTGGAGCAGCAAATGGTGGTTTATTAGTTAAAGACCCAACTGCACCTAATACGGCAAGTGGTTCTTTACTTTGGGATTCTACAAATGATTACTGGAAAGCAGGAGCAGTAGGAGCTGAATCTAAATTATTAAGAGCAGAAGGTGATAATGTTGTTACATCATCTGCACAAATTACTATTTCCAATACAACTGGATTTGGTGATTTTAGTGGTTCTATTTCATCTTCAATTTCAGCTTTAAGTGCATCGGTGGGAAGCGGAGCTGGAATTTCAATAACAAACTTAAACTCTTTTAGTTCTTCTGCATTAGTTAGATTATCGAACATCGAATCATTCAGTTCTTCAGCTGAAACTAGATTTACTGAAATTGGAGTTGTAAGTGGTTCATTAATATTATCTGCTTCAGCAGCTAAAACTACAAATGACTCGCAAGGAGTTTCTATCACAAACTTAAACTCTTTTAGTGGTTCACAATTAACTCAAAATGGTACATTAGCAACTTACACTGCTTCAGTTGATACAAGATTAACTGAAATTGGTGTAGTTAGTGGAAGTTTAATTGCATCAGCATCAACTGCTAAAACTACAAATGACTCACAAGGAGTTTCAATCACAAATTTAAATTCATTTAGTGGTTCACAATTAACTCAAAATGGTACATTAGGAAACTATACTGGAAGTGTTGATACGAGGTTAACTGAAATTGGTGTAGTTAGTGGTTCGTTGATATTATCTGCATCAGCAGCTAAAACAACAAATGACTCACAAGGTGTATCTATAACAAACTTAAACTCATTTAGTGCTAGTGTAAACACTTCTGTTACGGCGTTAAATAGTTCATCGGCATCACAACAAACATCTATTGATGCATTGAATAGTTATACCTCTTCTAATACTTCTACAAATGCTTTAAACGCATTTACTGCATCTGCAGAGCAAAGATTTACTGAAATTGGTGTAGTTAGTGGTTCATTAATATTATCAGCATCAAATGCTGCAAGTAGATTAACTACATTAGAAGGTGCAGGTACAATACAAGGCGTAGGTACTTCTAATAACGTAACATTTGCAAAAGTAACAACGACTGGTGATGTAGTAGTAGGTGGTGATTTGGTGGTACAAGGTAACACCGTAACATTAAATACCGCAACATTAATAGTTGAAGATAAATTAATAACATTAGCAAGTGGTTCAACTTCATCGGCAACCGCAGATGGTTCAGGATTCGAAGTAGCAGGAGCAGGTGCAAATTTCATATATCAACATTCAACAACCGCATTTACTTCATCAGTAGCATTAATCGCACCTGCGGTTACCTCATCCTTTAATTTAGGTTCGGCAGCAGGAAGTTCTAAAAGAGTAGCATTCCGAAACACAAATGGTAATTTGGATTTAGTTCCGACCGCAAGTGTAGCTGGAGATTTACTACAATGGGATGGTACTGATTTTGTAATGAGTAACGTAGTTGATGGTGGTTCATTCTAAATAATAATCCCCCTCCTAATGAGGGGGGTTTTTTAAAATTATTAATGGACAAAAAACATCAAATATAATGGCTCAAAAAATATTACAAAAACGGTCGCTGACATCAGGAAAAGTTCCTGATACTGGCTCTCTATTAGTAGGTGAGTTAGGTATAAACGTATATGATGGTAAGGTTTATTTACATAAATCTGGTTCTTCACAATCAATTGAAACATTAGTTACTACCAATTCGATTACCACTGGTTCAATAACATTGACAGGAACGGGTTCATTTGGAGAAGCTAGTATCACATTTGATGCAAATGTTGGACAAGATTTATATGTAACTAGAGATATCGTTGGAAATGGTGATATTGATATAGCAGGAGCAGTATCTGCATCTATTGTATCGGCATCCGTATTCATAGGTAATGGTGGTGCATTAACTGGAATCACCGCATCAATGAGACCTGATGATTTTGATTTCAATTCAGAACCATTCGCAGGTACAATCGGATATATACAAGGTAGTGGTTCTCTTTACAAAGTAGCAACTACTCCATCGGCAGTTGAATTCAGATACAACGAACAGGTAAGAGGAACTTTTACAACTACAAATGGGTTTAGTGGTTCACTTTACGGAATTGGAGATGTATTAGCATTTAGTGGTTCAGTAGCTAATAGATTAGCAGCTTTAGAATCTGGTTCAGATGCGGGAGAATTTTAAACAATTATAAAAATATTATATATTTATAAAGGTACTATACATATAGTACCTTTTTTTTGTTACACAACTTAAAAATTTATAGACCATATATATGGCACAAAGTATTATACTAAAGCGTTCATCGCTACCTGGAAAAGTACCCGATACGGGCTCATTAAATGTTGGTGAAATAGCAATAAATACTTACGATGGTAAGTTGTTTATTAAGCGTTCGGGAAATTTAGATTCTGTTGAAGGAATTGTAGTAACGAATTCAACTACAACAGGTTCAATAACTCTAACAAAAACTGGTTCCTTTGGAGAATTAGTAGTAACACAAGATGCCAATATTACTAGAGATTTATATGTAACAAATGATATTATAGGAGCAGGTGATATCGACATAAGTGGTGATATCACTGGTAGTTCCGCATTATTAAGTGGAAGTTTAATATTAAGTGGTTCCCAAACCATAACAAACAATTTAACCGTATTAGGTGAAGTAAATGCACGACAATTTAATATTAGTGTAATTTCATCATCTATAATTTTTCAAAGTGGTTCAACTAAATTTGGAGATACATCCGATGATATACATTCATTTACAGGTTCAGTTTCCGTAAGTGGTTCCTTATTAGTAAATGGAACAGAAGTAGGAGTAGCGCCTGGCCCAAATACATTTGATTTTAATTTAGACCCAGAAGCAGCAGGAACTGTAAACTTTATAGAGGATAGTACAGGAAATACACAAGCAATTGCTAGAACTGGTTCTTTTGATGTTTTAGTAAACGGAAATACTCATTTATCAGTTAGTTCATCTGCTATAAATGTAACAACAGGTAGTATAACTGCAAACTATATGCACTTGGCAAAATATATTTCAGAATCAGGTGATTTAGATTTTAATATTTAAGATATTTATACAAAACAGAAATAACAATAAATGGCAGCTATATTTCAAATAAGAAGAGGTGATACAAACATATCCATAACGGATGGTGAGTTATATTTACATAAGGGGAGTGGTTCTATTCAATTTGGTAGTGGTTCAAATAACCCAATTACATTATTACCATTAAACGTACCATCGTATGGTGATATTAATTTAGTTGGTAATATATCCGCTTCTGGTGATGTAAGAGTTGGTGGAAATATCTATTTAGGTAATGCTTCCGCTGATAATATTTCTGCTTTAGGTCAATTTAATACTAATTTAGTTCCAAATGGAGCAATTGATGTTGGTACAATTTCCGCACCTTGGAGAAATGTATATGGAACATCTATAAGTGGTGCAATAGCTGCAACAAATGGTGTTATATCAGGCTCATCCCAAATAGCAGCATCTTTACCACAAGGAGTAGTAAGTGGTTCATCGCAAATAATTGGAATATTAGGACCATTGAATTCATTAACTGGTTCTTATGCAACAACTGGAAGTAATAATTTTAGAGGCAATCAAATTGTAACTGGTTCTTTAAATATCGTTGATGGTGAATTTAGTATTTTAACTGGAAGTGGGCAATTAACAAGTTCTTTAACTTTTACTCATAACATAACTGCTCCAAATGATGGAAATGCTATTTTAGAATTAAGACATAATAATGATTTATATAATGATGATATTGCAATAAAATTAAAAGCAGATTTTGCAGGTGCTTATATTGATTATGAAGAAGATACAGTACCTTATCCAATATTAAGTGTTCAAAGTTTTGCAAATAAAAACGTATATATCCATCAAGACACTCGATTATTACTTTCAAGTTTAAGGATAGATGAAAATCTTACGGTAACTGGTTCAGTGATTGGATTATCTGGATTCACAGGTTCATTTTCAGGTTCACTTCCAATACAAGATGGTAGATTGGATAATTTGGAAATAACTTCTGCTAGTGTTAAAACATCAATAGCAGAATTAAACTCATATACATCATCTTTAAAAACCGCAATTACTGCAAGTGGTGCTGATATAACAATTAATGGTAATTTAACTGTAAAAGGAACGACTACTCAAATCGATTCAACAACTCTTAATATTGGAGATAATATTATTGAATTAAATTATGGTGGTTCACAAACACTTTCCGGTATTTACACAAAAGATGCAACAGGCACATTATCATCTGGTTCATTATTATGGAATTCAACAACTGATAAATGGATAGCAGGTGTAAGTGGTTCTGAATCAACAATTCTTTTAGCAGGTGGAGATAGTGTTATATCATCATCTTTACAACTAACAGATTTAAACGTATTTTCACAATCTACTAATACTAGATTAGGATTATTAGAAACATCCACTGGAAGTTTAAATACATTTACATCTTCTGCAAATACTAGATTAGAATTATTAGAAACTTCGACTGGAAGTTTAAATACTTTTAGTTCTTCAACTTTAGGTAGGTTAGATTTAATTGAAACTTCGACTGGAAGTTTGAATACATTTACATCTTCTGCAAATACTAGATTAAATTTAATTGAAACTTCGACTGGAAGTTTGAATACATTTACATCCTCCGCAAATGGCAGATTAGATTTAATTGAAACTTCGACTGGAAGTTTGAATACATTTACATCTTCTGCAAATGGTAGATTACTATCATTAGAAACGGAAACAGGTAGTTTAGAAGGAAGATTTACTACATTAGCACAGGTAACTGGTTCGATTCACCAATTTACAGCATCTTTAAATTCATACACAACTTCAACAGAAGTTAGATTAGATGATTTGGAATATACTGCATCTATTTCGATAGGAGCAGGTTTAGCAGCAGAATTTACTAAATTAAATCAATTTACTGCATCTGCTCAAATTTCAATTGATAATTTGGAATCATTTACATCATCATTTAGTGAATCCGTATCTGCTTCCATAGCGGGTTTAGCATCGGCATCTGGATATATTAATTATGTAACAAATAGTATAGAACAATTAACTGGAATTGAAGTGGCAGATTTTGATAGTAATGTAGCGGTAACATTTATAAATGGAACTTTAAAATTTATATTCGGAACTCCGGCAATACCAACATCAATAGCAACATCTTTAAGTGGATTTTTAGTTGATAGATTTAATAATGTAAATGATGCATATATTGTAAATGGTACTTGGAGTAATCAAGGATATACATTAGTAAGTGCATCTTTATACGAAGGTTCTACCTTATTAACTGAAGTTGGTAGTGGAACATCATTATCATATAACGCAACAACATCTGGTTCACACACATATAGATTGGAATATACTGCAAGTTCTCCATTAGATGGTACTTTATATAAAACTTCTACTACGGCTACTGGAACAATTTCAAAATCAAATCCAGCATCTCCTACTATATCACCAACGGTAACGGTTCAATTAGGAGCTTCATCAAATCAAATCGAACAAGGTGCAACTGGTAGTATCACATTTACATCATCATCTGCAAATCCTTCATTGGGTTGGAATTTGGTAAATACTACAACAAATGTTAGTACACCATACTTTGTGACAGGTTCTGCAACGGGGTCTACTTCAATTAGTATAACGGCAACTGCAAACTATGAATCTCCAATTGGTGATAATATACCAGATTTAACAACCACATCTACGGCAACTACTACATATACAAAAATTAGAAGTTTAAGATATGGTGCAAGTACCGCAGAATCATTTACTGCAGGAGAATTGGAAAACATTGGAGCATGGGATACTACATTGGGTGGTACTATTGGTACTATTGTAAAAGGAACAACAACTGCAAGTGGACAATCGGTAACAATTAGTTGGACTGGAGATAAATACCATTATATAGTATTTAATAGTTCACTATCGAATTTGTCAAACATTACTACAAGCGGATTTGGTGTATTAGGACAATTTAGTGTAACAACAGTTGGACAATATAAAGTTTATAAAATAAATACTTTGCAAGCAGGTGGTGCTGGAAGTAGTATAACATATACATTAACATAAAATAAAAAATAAGAAATGGCAATTATATTACCTGGTGGATTTAACATAACTAACAACGAACCCGTTGATGCTAGAATAACATTAGCGGACCAGACTGCCCGTTACGCTTTATCATCTGCTAATGTATATGAGGGGTTAATAGTTTTTCAGCAAGATAGTAATACAGTTTGGGTATTAACCGATACTGTAAATGTAGGAAATGAAAATGGTTGGACTCAACTACAAATAGGAAGTGTTAGTTCAAACCTTCCATCTGGTGTAGTTTCTGGTTCATCTCAATTAAGTGGAACTACTATTACAGATTTAACTATTATAAATTTAACAACTGTTAATCAAACCGCAAGTGTTTTATTTAGTAGTGGTTCTAATAAATTTGGTGATTTTAGTAATGATAACCATGAATTTACAGGTTCAGTTCAAATAAGTGGTTCAATTAATACAATAGGTGCATCAACTGCAACATCATTCAATGGTACAATAAACGCAACTAACGGAGTAATCTCTGGTTCATCTCAAATATTAGGTGGAAGTGGGTTAGTAAGTGGGTCATCACAAGTAACTTTACAATCAACTACCGGATTTACTGCTTACGACACCGCATTAGCAACTATTACTGGTTCATTAATTAGTTCAGCATCAGCAGCTAAAACTACAAATGACTCACAAGGAGTATCTATAACTAATTTAAACTCCGCAACTGCAAGTTTATTGATTGAAACGGCTAATTTGGAATCATTTACATCTTCAATTAATACAACTATTAAATCAAAGTTGGATGCTGATGGTGTAATTTCTGGTTCATCTCAAATAACCGCAGGTTCTACTACAAACTTTGCAACCGATGTAAAAACTCAATTAAATTCAAATACGGTAGTATCTGGTTCTTCTCAAATTTCATTAAGTGGATTTAGTACAACTAACTTATCTGAAGGTACTAATTTATATTATACCGATGCTAGAGTTAAAACTAAATTAAATGCAGATGGTGTAGTATCTGGTTCGGCACAAATTAATGTTGCATCTACAACGGGTGATATTGCATTAGGGACTAGAACATCTGGTAATTATGTTCAAACTATTGCAGGTAATACTACCAATGGTTTAACTGCTGCGGGTTCTGGATTGGAAAGTGCAGATGTAACATTGACATTGGCACAAAGTATAAAAACAGATGCGAATCCACAATTCAATTCATTGGGGATTGGAACCACCGCATCAACAACGGCTGGTGAAATTAGAGCAACGGGTGATATTACTGCATTTTACTCATCCGATATTAGATTAAAAGAAAATATCCAACCAATCCAAAACGCATTGGAAAAAGTTGAATCAATTAGTGGTAACACATACAATTGGAAAGAAGGATATGAAGAAATACATTCTCATAAAGGAAATGATGTTGGAGTAATAGCACAAGAAATTGAAGAAATCCTTCCACAAATTGTAACAAATAGAGATAACGGATATAAAGCAGTTCAATATGAAAAAATAATTCCACTATTAATCGAAGCGATAAAAGAATTATCAGCAAGAGTTAATAGTTTGGAAAATAAATAAATATTTATACACATAACATAATTAATCGTACTAAAAAAAAGGTAAACTAGATGGCACTTAAATTTAGACGTGGGACAACCGCACAACAATCAGGTTCGTTAGCATTCGGAGAACCGTATGTAAACACAACATTAGGAACTTTATTAATTGGTGGTCCAAACGGAGACATTATATTAGGTTCATCTGGTACAGGTAGTACTGGAAATTTCGGAGCAATTTCAGGTTCAGGGTTAGATATTACCGGAAACGCAAATATTGCAGGTAATTTAACATTAGGTGGAGCTATCACAATTGGTGATGCATCATCTGATACTGTAAATGTTGTAGCATCTTTGAGTTCATCTCTTATTCCACAAACTACAAACGCATTTGATTTAGGTTCTGCTACTAAATTTTGGAGAGATTTATATATCTCAACAGGTTCAATCAAAATGGTTAATCCTGCAAATAATCAAGTAGTAACAACAATTAATGCAGTAGCAGGTGGTGGTATTCAAATTGGTAATGTACAAATTACAACTGCATCAATTGCATTTGTGGATAATACTGGTGTAGTAACTCAAACAGTTGCACAATCATCATCTGTTGGTTCAACTAGTAATTATGCAGAAACATCTTCATTTAATGCATTTACATCATCTCAATTAACTCAAAATACTGCATTAGCAACTATTTCTGGTTCATTGATTTTAACTGCATCTGCAAATACAGTTTCAGTAGCAAACTTAAACACAACAACTGCAAGTTTATTAATTGAAACTGCTAATTTAGAATCATTTACATCTTCGATTAATACAACGATTAAAACTCAATTGGATTCAAATACAGTTGTTTCCGGTTCATCACAAATTGCATACGCGAGTATTAGTTCTATACCAGCAGGAATAGTAAGTGGAGCAGCACAAGTTACTCCATTATTACCAACGGGAACTATTAGTGGTTCTTCACAATTAAGTGGAACTAGTATTACAGATTTAACTATTATAAATTTAACAACTGTTAATCAAACGGCAAGTGTTGTATTTAGTAGCGGTTCTAACCGATTTGGTGATGCGGGGAATGATACACATTCATTTACAGGTTCAGTTCAAATAAGTGGTTCACTTACAACAATAGGAGCATCAACTGCAACATCGTTTAATGGAGCAATAAATGCAACAAATGGTGTAGTAAGTGGTTCTTCGCAAGTAATTGGTATATTGAGTTCTTTAAATACATATACTGGTTCAAATGATACAACTAATACTACACAAACAAGTAGATTAGACCAATTATCAACTGCAAGTGGAAGTGCAATTACAAGATTAACTGCATTAGAAGTTGAAACATCTAATTTAGAAACATTTACATCTTCTATTAATACTACAATTAAGACAAGATTAAATGCAGAAACGGTTATAAGTGGTTCTTCACAGGTAGTAGGTTCTTCAATCACTACTAATACAGTGACAGTTGGTTCAACTGCAATTGCATTAGGTGGAACTGCAACAACAATAGCAGGTTTAACTTCGGTTAGTTCAACTGGATTTACGGGAGCATTAACAGGTAACGCATCAACCGCAACTACATTAGCAACTGCAAGAACAATAAACGGAACTTCATTTAATGGTTCTGCTGATATTACTATTCCAAATTTAGTATCTGGTTCATCACAAATTACCGCAGGTTCAACTACTGGATTTGCAACGGGTGTAAAAACTCAATTAGATGCAAATACGGTTGTTTCAGGTTCTGGACAAATTAACGTAGCATCTACAACGGGTGATATTGCATTAGGGACTAGAACATCTGGTAACTATGTAGCATCATTAGTAGCAGGAACTAACATTACTCTTTCTAATAATAGTGGTGAAGGTGCAACTCCAACAATTGGATTAACAAATAATACAATTTCAGGTATCGCTTTAGGTTCTAATTTAGCAACCTTAACAATTGGTACGGGATTAAGTGGAACATCGTATAATGGTTCTACTGGAGTAACAATTGCAAACACAGGTGTAACTTCAAATGTTGCAGGTACAGGTGTAACGGTAAGTGGAGCAACTGGAGCAGTAACTATCTCAATCGGACAAGCAGTTGCAACATCTGATAACGTAAGATTTAACTCTTTAGGTATAGGAATGGCTGCAACTGGAACTGCAGGTAGAATTGATGCAGCAAATGATATCGTTGCATTTTCATCTTCTGATATTCGTTTCAAAGAAAACATCAAACCAATTGAAAACGCAATCGACAAAATCAGAAAGATTAGTGGTAACACATACGATTGGAAAGAAGAAAACAAAGTTGAGCACGGATATGAAGGAAACGATGTGGGTGTAATCGCACAAGAAATTGAAGCAGTATTACCTCAATTAGTTCAGACAAGAGAGAGTGGATTTAAGGCAGTTAAATACGATAAGTTAGTAGCATTACTAATCGAAGGTATTAAAGAACAACAATTACAAATAGAGCAATTAAGAATAGATTTAAATAATTGTACAAATAATAAAGGTTTATAATTAATGTATGATGTTTACTACACCACCGCTGGAGGTCCTTGGTTCAATAGCGGTGCTGATATGTGGGTAACCGAATGGATAAAAGAAGTGGCTCCTCATTTAGAAGTGAAGCCACTTCTTCTTTTCCATAGACATAGACCTAACAACTATGAAGAATTTCCAATTGATATTGACCACATTTGGGAAACATCTGAAGATGAAATTATAAAACATTTAGAAGGTGCAAGACGGATACATATTCTTCATGGTCATTATACCCCAACTAGAGCTATTCATCAAAATTTGGAAAAGATTGATTCAATTATTTTCCATAATTTAACAAAAGTGTCTTTATTGGCACAAATGGAAAAAGATGAATATTTACATTGGTATGGTAATTGGGAATATGAAAGCGAATTAATTAATAAAATTAAAAATAAAGTTTGGGTAGGGTTATATCATTTTCCATATAAAACAGAAAATTTATATCACATCCCAAATGTTTATAAATTTAAACAAAATAAAGAGCTTTCAGAATCTATTGAGATAGGATACGCCGCTAGAGTAGAAGGTAGAAAGAATGTTGAATATATGAATGGGTTAGGTGGATTTATTTCTACAAATTCAGAAACATTCAACAAATACTATAAAAAGAAATATGGATTCAAATTCGAAAAATCCAAAGTTTACAAATTTGATTATAAATTTAAAGAAAGGTTCTATGAACTTGATTGGGGAATCTCTCATTCTTGTTTTGAGCACGAACCCTTCGGATATGGTATATTTGAGGCAGTGGATTGGGGTAAACTTCCCATATTACATGAAGATTGGCATGTTCCACTTGATTACAAATACAAAGCGAATAATGCGGAAACATTTAAAAAAACCTACCAAATAATTTGTGAGGATAGTTACGAAACCCGTAAAACAGAATTCCAAAAACTTAAAAGTTGGATGATAAAACACTTTTCAAACAAAGAAGTATGGAAAGAAAAACTTTTAGATATTTATAACGGAGAATAATACATACGAATATGCCAAGAACTAATTTATCATTAGGAAATTTATATAGAGCAGTTAGCGGGTCAGCCCGAACATCTCAAGCAGTTTCCATTGGTGGGCTATCTGGAGGAACATCTAATAGTTCATTTACCGCATTTGCAATAGATTCTGTAACCCCAAATTTACCAACTTTCACTTACATTGTAGAAAGTACAGAAGAAGCGGCAACATTTTCATTTGGAACTGCGGGTACACTGCATGGTACTAAAGTTGGTAACGTAGCAGCAAACTATTCAGTAACATTTAATAATGGAAACTTTACAGTAGGTTCACCCACTTTAGGTGCATCTCCATCATTTCCAATAACTCCTGCATCAATCGCTCAATCAACATATTCAGAAGCATCTTCTGTATTATCTATGAAGTATGAAGATGGTTATAATTTAGCAGCAACTGGCTATAATTCAACATCTACAAAAACATTATACGCGGTAGATGTGTACAACACAATTAACCAACCTGATTTCTGTTTATTATTTGGAACAAAAATAACTAAAGCGGATGGAACTATTGTAAATGTAGAAGACCTTTCGGTGGGTGATACTATTAAAGCATGGGTACCAGATGGTTTACCTGATGAAGACCAGGATTCAGAATCAGACCAAGTTGATTGGAGATTCTATATGTTAGAAAATCAATCTGGCTCATATCAAGAAGTAAATGTAGCAGATATTGTCTTTAACTTTGCAAGTGGATATTATGATTTAAACAATGGTTTAATCAAATCAACTGGAACTCACCCTCTTTGGGTTTGGGATAGTGAAATTGAAAAATATCGTTTCAAAAATGTTGAAGATGTATTACCAGGTGATTTAGTAGTAACATACGATTCAGTGACAGGTTTAAATGAAATAGAAATTACTGATATTGAGGTAATAATTGAAGATGTTGAAATTGTAACACTTAATGTGGAAAATGCTGACGTTTATTTAGCAAACGGTATTGTATCTCATAACAAAGGAACTACTACACAACCACCAATTCCAGCTGCTGGATTAAGATTATATTTAGACCCATCCAAAGCATCATCTACAAACGGAACTGTTACAACGGATTGGTTAGATTTAAGTGGATATAATACGGGTGTTAGACCTGCGGGTGTTGCAAACGCAGCTGGTATTACTGGTGATAACCCATCATATAATAACGGAGCAACAAGAAAAGATAAATATTTCGCAGGAAATGGTACAAACCAATTTTGGTACAAAGATACTACTACCAACATCAATGGGGGGTATTCTCAATTCAATACTAATACTGGTACAATTCACGTATGGGTTAGACCTACAACAACATTGGGTGTAGCATCACGACATATTTTTGATTACGCTGGATTTTATGGTTTAGCAATTGAATCATCTGATAGTTCTACTTTGAATAGAGTAAAATTCTATGGTAGTACATTAGGAAATAGTGCACAATTAACAACATCATTATCATCAAACGTATGGTATATGATTTCTGCAACATTCCAACCATCGGGAACGGTGACAGTTTATGTAGATAAAACTTCAGTAGGAACATTTACTGCATCAGCATTTACGGCACCATCATCTACTAACTTCTTAACAATTGGATGTAATAGTGGTAGAACAACATTCTGGAATGGACAAATCGGACCTGTATTATTCTACAACACATTGCAAAACGCAACATCGGTAGGACAAGTATATGATTATTTTTCTCCAACATACAAATAGTAATTTGTTGTTTTGAAAATAATTTTAATATTTATATTAAGATAATAAAAATTTTAAATTAGCATATAAAATGGCAGACAAAATAGTATCACCAGGTGTATTTACTAAAGAAAACGACCTTTCATTCTTACAACAAGGGGTAGCAGATATTGGTGCAGCATTTATTGGACCTTTTAAAGAAGGACCATTAGTACCTACAATCGTAAATTCACAAGCAGAATTTGAAAGACTATTTGGAGTAGCAGATGGTACATACCTCACTCCATTAGCAGTACAAAATTATTTAAGAGAAGCAGGAACTGCTACAATTTGTAGAGTTGGGGGTGTTGGTGGATATACCGAAACCGCTCCATTATTGTTAACCGCAACTTCAGGAGCAGTATCAGCATCATTAGGTATTCTATTCAATACATCAGGAAGTGCAAACGGAGGTTTTGCAGACGCACAATTAACTTCTTCTAATGCAGGAGCAGGTGATTTCGTATTAAGAGGTAGTGGATTAAACGTATCTGCTTCTTTGGATGTAACCGATACAAACGATATTGAGGCAGTATTTGGAACATCTGCATTTGGTTCTAAAGACCCTTATGTGTATGGATTTTTCAAAAACTCATCTATAACATTTAATTCCAGTGCATCTTCTTCAGTAACCGTATTGGGTGACCAACTCTTTACATTCGATGCACAAGAAGCATTAACACCAATGATTAACTCTCAATTAATCTCTGGTGATAGATATAACTTATTCCAATTCGAAACAATTGGTGCTGGAAACGCAGCAAATACTAAAGTTAAAATTGGTATCACTAATATTAAAGCAGCAGGTTCGGTAAGCGGTACTGATTATGGTACATTTACTGTAGTTGTGAGAGAGTTTGCTGATACAAATAAAAAGAAAGTAGTATTAGAAACTTATTCTAATGTAAATTTAGACCCAAATTCTCCTAACTATATCAGTAGAGTAATTGGTGATAGAAAATTATCAATTGATGAATTAGGTAAAATTACTGAAAGCGGTGATTGGGTAAATAACTCAAAATATGTTAGAGTTGCAAACTTAAACACATCCGCTCCTGTACAAGCAGTACCATTCGGACACGCAGCATATACTTTGCCAGTATCTGCATCAGCAGCAGTTGGAGCATTGATTCCATCTGTATCATTCCTAACTTCATCAGTAGCACAATATGGTGGTATAGATTTGGATAACAATACTGATAACGTAATTTACTTAAAGCCAATTCCGACAGGAGCAGGTGTAGGTTCTAACTCTGTATTTGGATTAGATGTGGCAAATGGTGGTACATTATCAGTAGGTTCTTCTTTAGCACAATTCGTTGTAGCATTCCAAGAAGGATTTGATGGTATGAACCCTGCAACTCCAATATTGACTGGAGCAGATATTTTGGCAGGTAATTCACAAGGATTTAATTTATCAACGGTAACTGCTAGTGGTTCTGTAGCATACGCTAAACATATCGCAGCATTATCAAATGTTGACGAGTTTGATATCAATATGGTAGTAACTCCTGGTGTTATTAGAAGATTACACCCATCAGTAGCAACTTCAGTATTGGATATGGTTGAACAACGAAATGATTGTTTCTACATTTTAGATACAACTGCGTATAATGATTCAATTTCATTAGCAACCGCTCAAGCTTCGGCAATTGATTCAAATATGGTAGCAACTTACTATCCTTGGGTTAAGACTATTGATGTTAATACAAACAAACTAATCACAATCCCACCATCAGTATTATTACCTGGCGTATTCGCAGCAAACGATAGAGTAGCAGCAGAATGGTTCGCACCAGCAGGTTTGAATAGAGGTGGTTTAGTAGGAGCAGTTAGTTTGTTGAACAGATTAACACAATCTGAAAAGGATGAACTATACGAAAACAAAGTAAACCCAATCGTTCAGTTCCCTGGACAAGGTATCGTAGTATTCGGACAAAAAACATTGCAAGATAGACCATCTGCATTGGATAGAATCAACGTAAGAAGATTGTTGTTGACTGTTAGAAAGTTTATTGCATCTTCATCTAGATATTTAGTGTTTGAACAAAATACTTCTGAAACTAGAAATCGATTCTTAAACATCGTTAATCCATATTTGGATAGTATCCAACAAAGACAAGGACTTTACGCATTCAGAGTTGTAATGGATGATACTAACAACACACCTGATGTGATTGATAGAAACATATTAGCAGGAGCTATCTTCTTACAACCAACTAAAACTGCTGAATTCATTCAAATTGATTTCAACATTTTACCAACTGGAGCAAGTTTTAGCGGATAATTTTAAAAAACAATATTTATAAGTAATAAACATTAAATATATACACAAATGCCAGAAATATTAGAGTTTGACAAGATGTTCTACAGAAATTTTGAACCCAAATTGGGGAATAGATTTATTATGGAAATCAATGGTATTGAATCATACATCATCAAAACTGCAAGTAGACCAACATTTACTTCGGAAATAGTTGAATTAGACCATATCAACGTAAAGCGTAAGATAAAGGGAAAATCAACTTGGGATGATATAACTATATCTCTTTATGACCCAATTGTTCCATCTGGAGCACAACAAGTTATGGAGTGGGTTAGAAGTTCACATGAATCATTGACAGGTAGAGATGGGTATGCAGCTTTTTATAAGAAAGATATCAATTTCTTCTTATTAGGTCCAGTTGGTGATAAAGTAGAACAATGGACTCTTAAAGGAGCATTCATTACTTCGGCAAACTTTGGTGAATTGGATTGGGCTTCAAACGACCCACTATCGATAGAATTAACTTTAACTTATGATTACGCAATTCTTGAATACTAATCTTTAATTGTAAACTTTAAAATAACTAAAATGGAGTGTAGAAATACATTCCATTTTTTTGTTTTATATATACTTATAATTAAACAAAATGTTATTATTTATGGAACAACAAAACGTAGAACAACAGGTTACTAGAGGATTAGGTGCAACGCCTTCTCATGAGCAAAAAAATTATCCATTCCCAACGGAGGTTATCAGTTTACCATCTAAAGGATTGTGTTATCCAGAATCATCCCCATTGGCTAAAGGAGAAATTACGATTAAATTAATGACGGCAAAGGAAGAGGATATCCTTACTTCTCCTAATTTAGTTAAAAAAGGAATACATTTAGATAAACTTTTAGAATCAGTAGTAGTTGAACCTGGAGTAAATGTACATGATTTATTAATAGGTGATAAAAATGCTATTTTGATATCATCCAGAGTGTTAGCGTTCGGACCTGAATATGAAGTTACAATTAATGACCCTAACGAAAATGAACCTGTAAAGGTAGTAGTAGATTTATTAAAAATTCAAATCAAAGAAATTGACGAAAGTTTACTATCAAGACATAATGAATATGATTATACGTTACCTATTTCTAAAACTCCTATAAAGTTTAGATTATTAACACATGGTGATGAACTTGCAATAAATAAAGATATAGAAGCTTTACAAAAAACTACAAAGGGAAGTAATGAAATCACATCCAGATACAGAAGAATTATTACAGAAGTAGATGGTAATAGGGATTTAGGATATATTAGTAACTTTGTTACAAATAGATTATTAGCAGGAGATTCCAAAACATTGAGAAAAGAGATTGGTAAAATTAGTCCAGATTTAGATTTAAAATTTGATTACGAATCACCTTTTACAGGAGAAAAGGAGGTTCTTCGTATCCCATTCGGGGTCGACTTTTTTTACCCTTCCGAGTAATTATTCCATAGTATTACATCAAAAACTATTTCAAATGGTTTATTATGCTAATGGTGGATTTAATTGGCATGATGTATATTTTATGCCCATTAAATTACGGGAGTTCTATTGGAGAGAATTATTGAAAGCAAAAGAAAGTGAAAGTGAAGCAATGAATAAAGCTACAAGTAAATCTCAATCAAATAATTCTTCTAAAATAAGAAGAAGATGATATTTATATAAGAATAAATAATAGAACTATCATGTCTAAAAAAATAAAAATAACAGAAGCCGGTTTAATGGGATTTTTCAAAAGTTTTTTTCGAGCTAAATCCGATGGAAAAGAAAGTGAGTGGTTATCATCATTAAGAGATAAAAGTCCAGAACTTGCGGATATTTGGAAAGATTATGATGATAAAATTTCTAAAAGTACTGATTGGAATAGGCACATGATGATGAAGTATGGAGGAGGAGATACTAAACATCTTGATGATTTTCAAAAAAAATACGGTATAAAGTAATTTATATATTAAATGTCAACACCCAATCAGGACCAACAGGATAGATTAGCGTTACTTCGAGAAATCGAACTCGTTAATGCTCGTATTCTCGAAATGAATAGAGCTGCCGCTACTGCGTCTGGAGAAGAAAGGACAAATTTAGAAAGTAGAATAGCGCAGCACGAATTAATTCTCCGAGCAAATCGTGAAGAGTTGGCTGTTTTAAATTCTCTCAAAAAACTAACAAAGGAGAATTTAACAAATTTTGATTCCATAGATGATACATTATCTAGTATCGGAAATACACTCCAAAACAATTCCGCTTTACAAAACACATTTAATACTAAATTAGATGCTGCAAAAAATACATTAAGAAGTGTAGCAGCTGCAGTTGAATCAGGTACGTTTGATGATAGACAACTAAAACATATCGATGCAGCGGGTAAAGCATACGCTGAAATGAATACTTCAATAGCAACTGCAGCTAGTAATTTACAAAATGGTAGAATATCACAACAAGAATATAATGAGATAGTAAAACAATCTGTAAAATCATTTGATGACCTATTATCTGCAATAGATACCAGTACTCAAGCGGGTAAAGATTTGGTAAAGACATTTATAGAGGGTAGGGCGGAAGTGGAATCCTTTGTAAACGCTGCAGAAAGAAGTACCGCAGCATTAGATACTATGAATGGAGCAATAGACCAATTAGGAAGTAGTGGTATTCCGTTGGCTAAAGAATTTAGTAATGCGTTAGGAGGGATTGTTAATGAGGGTAAATTGGGTAAAGCAGCATTGGCTGCATTAGGAGCAGCAGCTGGAAAATTGGCGTATGATTATTTTGGGGCTGGAACCAAAGCTAGTGTTAAATCAGCAAATGATGTAAAACAAGCTCAAATTGATGGTGCATTTGCTGTAGCTACAGCTCAAAATGAATTAGCATTTGCCGCAGAACAAGCCGCTTCGGATTTTGGCTTCCAATTACAAAGTATGGCTGCTCAATTTAACGCAGCATCAAAAACCGCACTTTTTGGTAAAGGATTGGGTAGTGTAGGATACGCTGCATCTCAATTACAATTAGCAGGAATATCAGCGGAAACAATTGCAACCGCTACCGCTGCAGCATCGAAATCTGGTAGTGGTTCTACAAAATTAGCAGCCGATATGGCTATATTTTCTGAAAGAAGTGGTATATCGGTTGATAATCTTGCAAACGTACAACAGGCATTTAAATTATTAGATGGAGTATCGGCTGGTACTGCATTAAATATGGCGGAAGGTACTAGAGCAATGGCAGACCAGGCTGGATTAAATGTTGGTGATATAATGAATGAAGTTGCATCTGCATCTGAAATGGCATTAAGTTATCAAATACAAAGTGGTAACGCATTAGCTAGACAAGTAGTTTATGCAAAATCATTAGGTGTTAGTTTCAATGAAGTAGCTAAAGCTGGGCAAGATATGGTGTTGAACTATAAAGATAGTATCAAAGCCGAAATGAGTTTATCAGCGATGTTGGGTAAGAATGTAGATTTATCTCAAGTTAGAGCTAAATTTGCAAGTGGTGATACCGAAGGTGCATTGGAATCATTACGGGCTCAAGGATTAGACCCTTCCCAAATGAATATGTTCCAACAACAACAATTGCAACAAGCAACTGGTGGAATGGATTTAAATACATTAAAAAAAATAGCAACTCCTGGATTCCAAGAAGGAGTTGGAACAGTGGGTACGTTGGAAGAAAAAAGTGCCAAAGCATCGAATGAGGCCTTTTTAGCATTAAAACAAAATTCAGCAGCTGCATTGGCAACTCAAGAAGCACTGATTTCTGGACAAAAAGCAGTTCAAGATGCTGCTTTATCTGCAATAAAAGATGTTACTCTTAAAAGTTCTGATGCATATAAGCAATATCTAACCGATTTGGCTCAATTGGATATAGAAAGAATGTTTAGCGAAAATTTAGGTGGAGCAATAGCTGCGGGTCTTGGAGGAATGCTTGGTAACTTTTTACCGGATATTTTTAAAAAGATGATGCCAGGTGGAGGTGGAACTGGCGGCGCCGGAGGTGGTGGAATTATGAAAAGTTTGACAGGTCCAATGTCAAAGGTGGCCAAAGTAGGTGGTAGCGCAGCAGGTGGATTACTTTCTGGTGGTATGGCTTTTATGGAGAAAAAAGAAGAAGGTGGTTCAACGGGTGAAGCAGCCGGTGCTGCTCTTTTACAAGGTGGATTAGCAGCAGGTGGAGCAGCATTGGGAGCTGCATTTGGTGGACCATTGGGTATGATGGTTGGTGGATTTTTGGGAGATACGTTGGGTGGATGGATAAATGATTACGCACCAGGTGTATCTGAAAACTTTGGCAAATTGTGGGATAGTGTTGGTGAGAAATTTTCTGCCATAGGTGATGCGTTCAGGCCTGTAATTGAGAATGTGGATAATTTTTTAAAATCAATTGGATTTGATGAAGGACTGGGGTCTATATTCTCAATGATGGCCGAATATGTTGGTACTACATTAATGCAACCTTTCACTGCTTTACTTTCTATATTTGGATTTTTATTTGATATAGTAGGTGCATTTGGTCAATTGTTAAGTGGAGATTTTCAAGGAGCGTGGGATACGTTGTCAAACGGATTTTTGGATATGCTATCTGGTATATTTTCTCCATTTAAAGATGCATTCACAATGCTTCATTTTGCATTTGCAACATTTTGGAATGGTATAGCTGATTCTTGGATAGGAGAGCAACTAGGGTTGGGTAAAATGGATTTACCGGATATAAGTGAGGCAGTTAAGGGTACACCATTAGAAAAAATGGCCGAGGAAAAAGGTCTTGTTCAAAAATCAGTAGCAGTTGAACAACAAAAAGCAGCAGCAGTAGAAGCTAATAAAGAAGTTGTAGTGGCTACCACTGCGAATACCAAAGTAGCAAAAGAATCCGCTGCACACCAAGCTGCAATGGAGAAAGAGATGACATATACTGGAAATGCACAAAGCAAAATGGTAGCGTTACTTGGAGCTAGTGCTGCATTATTAGAAGAAATAGCATGGGCAACCACTACTGCTGCGGGCAAAGAATTTTCATTGGATGGTAAAGTTTTGAGCAAAAAACTATTTGATATTAATAACAAGACTTACGGAGTAGCTAGAACTTAATAATTCCTATAAATTTACATTAGAGATATTTATAGTAAATACGGAACTATAGATGGCACAAATTAGAGACCTTTTCAAATCACAGAAAAAAGACCTTTATGGAAAATTAGGAGAAATCCGAATTGAAAGTAAAGGATTTATTGATGTAGCCCGTAGTGCCGCATTATTAACATCATCTCCTAGTAAGGTAGCAGATGCAATTGGAAATCAAGTTGGAGGTGCTTTAGGTGGGTTTGCAAATAGACCATCAGATACTATATTCAGAAGTGAAGCTCCTTTTGCGAAACCATTAACACTCATTGCATTAACTCAAGCTCAATTAAGAAACGCAGTAGATGCTGATAGAGCATATTATGTAAAAGATACACCTGCACCCAATTCAATTATTAAGAGATTATTGGATGGACAATCTCCTGCATCCGCTGCAGCTTTAGTGGTACAACAAGGATTAAACAAATTTGGTTCAGCAAAAGATTTAAAAAAATTAGCAACAAAATTAAAAGGAAATAATGGAAAACCTCAAGGATTTGCACCCCAATTTGGAAGAACTCAACTGGGAGGTAAAACTATGGGAGAAGATACAAAATTTTCAAAGTATAAACAAATTTACAACAACACTACAGTAGGAGATAAAACCATTACTGATTTATTTTCAATAGAAGTTAAAACCGAAGAGAGAAATCCAGTTGAAAAAGCTGGATGGGATGGTGCAAATAATTTTATCAACCAAACGGAAAAATATGATGATGAATCAAAATTAACTACTGATATACTGAATCATAGAGATGTAAATCAAATTTGGGTATTATTCAGAAAAGAAGGAAACAAATCAATAATTCCATTTGCAGGAGCTGTAACAGGATTATCTGAAAATATAAGTCCAGAATGGACAAATTTTAGATATTTAGGTTCACCATTTAAAGTGAATAGATATTTGGGAGTGGAACGCACTTTACAATTTACTTTAAAATTATATTACACAACCGTTAAAGAAAAAGGTGTAATGATAAAAAAGGTAAATTATCTTAAATCATTGGCATTTCCTTATGAAGAAATTTCAGAAATGAAATACGGAGGAGATACTCAAACATCACAATACGCATTTTCTCCAAATTTAATTTACTTAACAATTGGTGATATGTATAAAAATGTATATGGGTATATAGAAAGTTTATCATTTGAAATAGATGACAATACCGTATGGCCTAATAGTAACCCTAATGGTGGTACGTCTGGAAGTACTGCATTCAGCGGTCTTTTATCAAATCTTGCCAATACCTTATATCCATCTGTAATAGATGTACAAATTGGTATGAAAATTATTGAAAATCATAAAACCGAAACCACTGCAGGTGGTATTACTAAATACAAATATAATTTTGATGGAAGTCCCAATGCAAGCAAAATAAACGAAACAAAAGAATAATGGCAAGTAGATATTTGTATTCCAAAACCTTATCAACTAAAGATACTAAAAAACAGTATATAAGTAGTACTATATATCCGAAAATAAAACCGTCTGATAATGATTTTTATATTATTTCAGAAGCATCTGATAGATTGGATATACTCGCTTCTAAATATTTTGGAGATAAAGCATTGTGGTGGGTAATAGCAGTTGCAAACAATCTAAATGAAGCATCGTTTTTTATTAATCCAGGAACTCAATTAAGAATTCCAGGTAATATATCTACGGTAT